AGCAGGAGAAATCGAAGTCCTCAATCGGCAATGGCACATCTTGTGGTGTTCGCTAAAGCTGGCGTTCTCACAGTTCGCCTCTGGCCACGAAACCAAGCCGCACTTCAAAGAAGCGCTCGCAGGGCTCTGGCACATGTTTGAACTGATTTATGTCACTGGAAAGCACCAAGGCCCCACCGCAGTAGGGAAGGTACTCAAACAATGGACAACTGAGGCACAGGCTGCCGCCGTTGGAGCGCCCGAACGAAAACGCTCGGTTGGATACGCGCCGACGTTCGACAGTCTCATCCGTGGGACTCTTCGCAGTGAATTAACCACTACGAACCTGTGGGTGTTCTCAGGGCTCGGGCGAAGCATCCCTGCCCCCATGGCGTCGTCCAGTAGTGACGACCCACGGAAGGGTGAATACTTAGCCTGGGCCCAGAGGCTGTGGTCAGTCAAGAAGACAGACCCCAGCACCCTCAACGCCCTCAAGGACTGGACCAGAACTATGATCACAGGCCTTCGGATGAAGACGACAGAAACGAAAGGAACCCTTATGGGATCGCTTCGACTCAATCGCTCTGCATGCCTCGAGAACTCACGTGCAAAAGGAGGAGCATACGGGTTTTATGTGAGGCGAATTGCCAAACTAACCATGGCAGGTGCGGAATACCGCCCACTGCCATGTGGCAACCCTACCTACCCGGAAGTTGACGGTCTTCCACTTATGACCATCAACCCCACGGAATCGTATGAACAACTACGTCAGGCGACTCAATCGCCGACAGCGTACATCGTTCCGCGGACGGGACCCCACGGAGCCCGCGCAATTGCCGTCACAGCTGCGATCGACGATCTCGCAGAGAACGATCTCGAGGCGTTCCTCCGGCAGGAACGTGCTCCTCTGATACGCCCTCTGCTCCTCGCCGAGCGTGGTCAGAAGTGGCGGTTGGCTACGATCTCAAATGCCGCGCTAGTGGTTGCGGGGCAAAGGATCAATAGCGCCTTGCTAAGGCTCCTCAAACACTCAAGTGTCCACAGCTATTCCCTTGCTGGCGGGACCGGCATTCCAACCGGTCTCCGCACGGGGGTCGCCCGTAATTACTCGGACAAGAACGAATTCCTGTCCACAGATCTCAGCGCCGCATCCGACTACATTCCACATGACGCTGCCCTCGCCATATGGGACGGATGCTGGGAGGCGCTGAGAGAGGAATTCCCCCCGCACTACTACGATGTAGGACGGGTGCTACTTGGTCCCATGGAGCTTGACCCCACGTTCCTCAAGGAACATCCGTACCTACTCGAGCTAGCAGGGAAAGGACGAACAACAACACGAGGCAGTCTCATGGGACTGCCCCTTGCGTGGCCCGTACTGTCACTCCTCAACGAGTGGGCGGCCCGCGAAGCAATTGCCCAAGGCAAGGAGGGTAACCTCGAAGCTCAGGCAATTGCTCGCCAAGGAAATAGACTACCAGTATGCATTTGTGGAGACGACATGGGGGCTTACTGGCCACCCACGGCCACAGAACGTTACTTCGCGAACCTCGAATCGGTTGGCCTGGTTGTGAACCAGAACAAAACATTCCGAAGTCCTACGGGGCTCATCTTTGTGGAGAAACTCTTCAAGCTAGGGAAAACCAAGCTTGGGGAGCTCCCCGCATCAGAGCCACCATCGAGGAGCGCACCTACTGAAGTGACACTCTACGACTACGTCCGCATCCCGCTGTCCGACGCGGGAGGGAAGGCACGTTACCGCGAGCTTTCAACCGTCCTCCGTCCGACACTCAGCGCCATTGCTGCCGCAAAGCGCCAGGGACAGAAGGACGATACATCTCCACTGTGGCTGTCCCTCCCAGCGACCCT